CAACACGCTCTTCATAAATCATCATTGCTAGATCTTCATAATGTTTTTTAGCAACTGATACTGTCTCTGTTTTAATTCCAACAGCCTGTAATTCATTTTGAATATCAAAAGATTGCCAACGGTCAAAAGAAACCATTCCAATATTAAAGCCTTCTCTACGAAGATTAATAATCCACTGTTTTACTTCTGACAGGTTTACTGGTCCTTCTGCTCTTGGCTCCCACCAAGCAACGGCATCAACGACTACAATTGGTGCTACCTGTTCATAATCCTTAATAACTTGAATGTTTACCCACTTGTCAACATGTGCAATAGCAACAGCACACTTATCGTGTTTTTGTGCAAGGTCAGCATGAATGTAATATGTTTTTTCTGGATCTGGCTTAAAGCCTTGGTCAAACCTTCTAAAAGAATCTAGTGGGTTTCTAGTGTTCATACACTTTTCTAATTTTTCTTTTTGTTTAAAAAATGCATCAGATGCAAATGTTGGAGTACATGCAAAGCGCATCATTGCATCTCCTAAATCTGTATAAAAGGCTAATTTAAAATCATCTATTTTACGAGTAGGGTTTACTTCCCATGTTGGTCTTTTAAGTGCTAATATTTTTGGAACTTTGTATGAAATAATATTATCTTCGTCCCACGAAATTTCAAAACGATTGCTTGCATCTTCGTGTGGCAAGTCTTCGTTCATAATAAAAATATGTTTCTTTTCAATAGTTTCTTTTTCTGCAATAACATCTTCATATCTTTTAGAAATAAAGTCACCTTGATAACGAGGGAATGAAAGTAATACCACCTTGCCTAAATCTGGAAAACGAGAATCTACAGAACCACGGAATGCTTTATAAATATTTTCTGCAGTCTTACCCTGTTCATTACCAGTACCAACTTCAGATGCAAAACCAGAAATTTCATCAAGCACTGCAAGCAATAAGTTTAAACCCTCATGCGACTCTCTTTCTGAGTGACCAGAGTAAACTGTAATTGATTTATCAAATTCTACTGAGTCTGCTTTTGCATTGTATCTGCCAGCAAACCAAGGTGACTTTTCAATTTTTGTTTTAAACCCTTTGAAGAAAACATTTTTTGCTTGTTGTGCGTTAATAGCGACGTTAATTAAATCTATTGCATCTCCAGTTGGCTTACCAAAATATCTTGCAGGATCTTTAAGACATAACAGTTTATACACAATGTATGCACAAGCAACGGTAGACACAAAGTCTTTTCCAGATCCTTTGCCTAATTGTAGGATAATTTCATTTTTTGTATATTTGTCGTAATACCTTGCTCCTTCAGCATCACCATACAGTTCTTGCAAATCTTCTTTTTTAAATATTTGACTCATTGCTTCTACGATGTCATATTGAACTGGAGACAAAGGTGGTTGTCCCAAATAATCAGAAGACTCTACAAAAGTCTTAGCGTCTACTGGTTTTTCTTCAAAGTGGTTTTCTTTTAATACTTCAAGAAAATCATTGAACATCGTGGACAATTGTAATCACTTCTCCTTCTTTGGCAATCTGAGAGAGGCGTTGCATAATTAAATCACGTACTTCTGGATGTGTTGAAGCAATTTCTCTAAGTATTTCAACTAGCACTTCTTGTTTTCTTTCAATTTCAACTATCTCTTCTGCAAGTTCTTTGTTTTCTAACAATCCAGCCTTTTGCAACATTTCAATTCTAGACTTCTCAATATCCATAACTAATTTAATTGCTTGAGTTTTTGCACTAAGATTATTTGTCATTGAGGCTTCATCAATAACCTCATAAGACTTTGAAATAAGTTTGCTGTAATGCGTATCTGCAGCAGCAAGAGCCTCTTTAGCACGAGCACGAATGGCATCATTAGCAGAAGCCATAACCTTCCACTCATTAATAAGTGCAACAACACGAGTGCGTGGGATGTCTAACTCTTTAGATATTTTTGTTGGATCTTGACCTTTTAGATATTCTGCAACAACTTTATTTACTTCATCAAGATGCTGGATTAACTCTGTTTCAGTTGACATTTTTTTCCTTTGCTATTTTAAGCAAAACCAAGTATCCAATAAGATCATCAATGTCGTTGTCTCCAACGTACTCAGTACCTTTCATTAGTCTACTCAACTTATCATCAATTCTAACTCTAAGTTGTTCTGCTGGATCTGCCTTGCTAAAAATTCTGACTGGATCTAAAGCAGAATCTCCATAAGCAATATTTTTTTCAATAAGCATATGTGCAATAGAGTGACACGTTGTCCATATGCTAGAGCCAGATGGAGCGCCTACTGATTTTAAATATAAATCTTGACAACTAAAATCTTTTACATCTTCATATACTGGTTGAAGTTTCATCGTTTAGACTTCCTTAGTCCAAATTTTGCAAGGTAGACATAAACAGTTTCCACGGTACATCCACACTCCTTTGCAATTTCTTCAGGAGTCTTTTTATCCATAACATAGCGTTTACGCATAAAAATCTCTGATGTATATAGTTTAGCAGCCATAAGATTATTTGTCAACTTCCGACTCAGAAATATCATAATCATAAGCATTTGAGTCTTCTAAAACCCACTTATCATAACTTTCAACATCCCATTTGTTTGTATTAATAAGTCTTTGGATAACTAAATCTTTTTTAGTTACAAATGATGGTTCTTTTAATCTAATACGGTTATTAGGCTGTACCGCAAAATTTCCATCATCTCTTTGAATAACATGACCACATTTATGTTGCCCTGGACTTTCTGAATATCCATCATCTAAAATGTTGCTTTCTGGGTTGTGCCAATCCAAAGTAAATAAATATTTTCCGCCAATATTATTTTTATTTCTATCTATGTAAGACATTCGCATATTACTTAGGTTTTCAAATTTTGTAACTGTGATATGTGGACTAAAAGAATTCCAAAGCACAAGGTTGTAGATTGGCTCTTCAGGAACTCCTGGCTTTGTGCAAAATGCATTGATTGGCATTCTCCACCAAATCCCTCCATCTTCCATTAAAAAATGAAATAAAGGACTTCTACTTTTAATACTAGATACACCAAAAATTACACATGGAAAATATTGATTATGGCTATCTTCTTGATCTCTTAAAAAATTACCACGTACATAACACTCAATTGGTGGTATGTTAGCGTTTAACTCTGGCATTATTCCTCCACTCTCATTGCTTTATTCCAGTTATTAATAGCCCAATGGCCGATACCACAAGCATCAGCAACGTCATTATCGTCAAGACTTTTATCGTAGTTGATTTCAATTAGTCTAATTGTCCTTTCTTTTCTAATTTGTCTTTCATAAGATTTGTACCAAGAATCTGACTTTCCTGGATTTTTTGCTCTAATATCTATTTGTTCTTCTTTTGTTAATCTTTTATTTCCTAAATAATTTTGCCAAGTAATTGGTGCTACTGTTCCTATTTGCTTTGTTCCAGTTAATCCTGCTGCTCCCAATAGTGCTCCCTGAACAAGTGCAAGGTCAGCAGCAGTTTTTGGACTATTCATAAAAACTGTGTGCTCTATTACAATTGCTTCAAAACCACCAGAGTATTCAAAAAATGCTTTTGTTTTTGCACAAGCATCCATCACTTTTTGATAGTTTGTATTTCCTTCAAATTTTATTTTTCCAACTGTGGTAAGTTTTTTATTGTTAAATAATGCAAAGGCAAGGCTTGTGGTGCTTGCATCAATAGCACAAATTGTTTTAGGTTCACCATTGTTGTTCATAATCAATAAACCCCTTTATTTGCTTTAACATTTTATCTACTTCTTTTTTATTTACATTACAATTAGGACAAAATCCAAAATCATTATATATTGAAAGTTGTTCTCCACAACCACCAATACAAAGTCTTTTTTTTCCTATTCTTCTTTGTCTACGGGTTATTTGATACCTTTCGGCTATCTTAATTTTAGTGGACTCTTCTCTACAAGTATCTCCACAATAAATCTGATAACTTACTTTTGGTTTAAACTGGGTCTCGCATCTTTCACACAGTTTCACATTAACGGGTCCTCTTCATCCTTTAATAATATCAGAGGTTTGATCTTGATTGTTCCTGTACCCGCTTCAGCGCAGGCTTTTTGAATTGGGCATACCTTACAAATTTTTGAATTTGAACGATAAGGCACTTGTGGCAATTCTTTATCTTGCCAATTTTTATAAACCATTCTCATCCACTCAAAGGCTTGCTCTACCCAATTGCGATAGTGTTCGCTTACAACTACTGGTAAAGTAAGTAATTCAT